ATAGTACGTAGAAAGATCAAAGACGTAAGATTACTCAGATTATTAGATCACATCATAGACTCAGCTGATGGAGTACCTATCGGTAATTACCTATCACAGTTCTTTGCCAATCTGTACCTAACATATTTTGATCACTTCGTTCAAGAAGAGTTAGGGTTTAAATACTATTATAGATACGCTGATGATATAGTAATACTGTCTGACAGTAAAGAGAAGCTACACAAGCCGTATAAGATCATAGATGAGTACCTCACAACTAAACTGAAACTAAGAGTTAAAGGTAACTATCAAGTATTCCCAGTAGAAGCTAGAAGCGTTAACTTCGTAGGATATCAGATATACCACCAGTTCACATTAGTACGTGAGAATATAAAGAGACACTTCTGTAAAGTAAATAGTAAGCTCAAGAAATGGACTGTGAGCTTCAAGAAGTACCGTAGAAAACTGGCTAGCTTCGTAGGTTGGTTTGGTTTTGCTGATGCAAATTGCTTATTAAAAGGTAAAGTACTATACAAACAGCTATTAGTTTACCTGATGAAGCAGAAAAGGGCGGCAACCAAATAATAGCAACCACGTTAAGTTAGCCAGTTTCATATTTTATGTAGCTTGTAAAATATTAATTTATGGTTAGAAGTGAATAGATGATGAGTTTTGCTAAACGTATATTTGGAGACGGCTATCTTTCACTCTGTGGATGGATAGCTGGATTAGCGGCTATACTAGCACCATCTGTACCATTGATCGGTACCACGTTCCTCTTTATACTACTGGATTTATACTATGGTTATAAGGTATACTGTAAGTTTAGCAAAGACAAGCACTTCCAATCTGTAAAGCTTTGGGATACACTTGAAAAGATGTGCTTTGCTGCTTTAATGATATCAGGGTTTACATTACTAGATAAATTCGTGTTTATGACGTACGATGATTTGGTGTTAGCGAAGACTATAGCTGGTGCTACATGTTTCGCCGAAATTGTTTCCTTACTGGAAAGTAGGAAAGCGCTTAAGCCAAATTCAATTATTACGAAGATCTTTACGAAAGTAATTAAATCAAAAGCAGAGAAATATCTTGATGTTGATATAACAGATATTGTAGATGAAGATGTAAAACGTATTACTAATGGTACCAATGATAATAATTAAAAATATTATCGGTCTATTTAAGAAATATAACAGGTTCGTAGCAGTGTTTATCATAGCGATACTCACTGCTATTTCTGTTTTATAGTATAAGTCTATCTAGACTAAGAATGCTGAAATAGATCGTATTACTAATAACTATGAATACTATAGTGATTAGTATAACAATACAGCTGAACACGCTAAAGTGTTACAGCTTACGTTAGATGAGTTTAAAGCATCTAATGATAGTCTGATACAGGAGATATAGACTGTGCAGAAGAAGTTAAAGATCAAAGATAAAGAAGTCAATACAGTCCAGCTAACTAATACAGTTGTTGAACACGATACTACTGTAGTAGTTAAGGATAATGACTTCGATGTGGTAATCAAACCCAATGAATTAACATCAATACAGATTACTAAACAAGACACATTACTAATCCACAAGATTGAGATAGAGAATGCGCAGACAGTATTCTTAATCAATAAGAAAGAATATAAAAGGAAGTACTCTAATTGGTTTAAGAGATTACTTCACTTGGACTTCAAGAAGAAGACCGTATATGAATATCAAATTGATAACAGTAATGATTTAATAACAGTTAAAGATTCCCGATTAATTGAATTAAACTGAATATTAATTTAAATAGATAATCAATATGTTATACGAAAGACTGAAGAGGCACGAATCAATGTATGGGCCTCATTTTACTGAGTCTTGTGCTTTAAAAGCAGTATCACGAATGGATAATGAAGATGGTACACACGGTGCTCATTGGAGCATTGATGACGCTGTCAAATTAGCTACACAATACGGAATTAAACTGGATACTAGTAAATTCAATGAATACGACTGGTTTGTAGCATTGAATATGGTATACTCTGATTTCTATAAAGCGGTAGTTAATATGACTAGCACTGACCACACCAAATACTTTGTTGAACTGACCAAAGCTTGGTTGGGTGACAAAGACGTTGAAGCTGGTAAGATGTGGCATTACTTCAAATATGTCATGTGTGATATGGAAGACGAGGAGGAAGAGTACTACGAAGACTATGACGACGATGAATATGAGGATAGTTATCGTACTACTTTTAGAAGACATCGACCTGAGATGCGAAGAATAAGATCAAGATATTAATAATCAAAAATAAATACTATGTACGAACCTGAAAAAATTTACGTACAGAATCAGGGTATTGATCCTGGCGTACTTGCTTTAATGCAAAACAAAGGAAATATGGATCCTGCAGCCTTGATGGCTATGATGAATAATGGCGGATTTGGTGGCAACGGTGGTTGGTATTGGATTTGGATTATACTGATATGGTTCTGCTGGGGTGGTTTCGGTGGTAACGGTTTTGGCGGTGCTAACGGAGCTAGTCAGCTGGCTAATCAGTTGAATAATGATGCAGATACCAACCTGTTAATGAATGCTATCAATGGTAACAAAGAGTCTATCGCACAGTTGTCTACTACACTGAATTGTGATATCAACTCTGTTACTTCTGCACTGAATACTATCAATATGGGTATTACTAAATTAGCTGGTGATACTCAGTTGTCTGGTGCACAAGTTATTAACGCTATTACTTCCGGTGATGCTAACTTGGCTTCACAGATGGCTAGCTGTTGCTGCAATGTCCGTGAATCGATAAGCGGGGTTACGAATGCAATTACAAAGATGGGCTACGAAAACCAGTTATCAAATTGCAACTAGACTAACACACTACAGAATACTTTAACAGCAGGGTTTAACTCATTACTCTCTGACAACTGCAATAAGTTCAATCAGTTGAACAAGGTTATTGCAGCTCAAACACAGGTTATCCAGAATGGCTTCTGTGACTTAGAAAAGCGTCAGCTCCAGCAGGAGATTGATGCTTTACGTGATGAGCGCTTTGGTTATCAGTTGGCTGCTTCACAGCAGAACCAGACTGCAAACCTTATCACTACTCTCAGACCTAATCCGATACCTGCTTATATTACTAGCAACCCGTATTGCTCTTGCTCTACTACGACAACTACAACGGCTGCTTAATACACAATTAAGGGGGCTTCGTGCCCCCTTTAATACTAATCAATATGCTGTTCAATCAATTAAAAGCTAACGATACTGTGCATGTGTTAGAGATTACAGGCACATTTAAAAAGAATACGAGTTACAGTTTAGGTACTGTTACATAGGTTTCACCGCAATATGATGAACCGTTACCTCAGGGTTAGTTCCCTATACCGGGTTAGGTTCGAAAGAAACTGATAGACCTTACTGTTAACTGTGATGGTGAATCAAAGAAATTAACTGTTCAAGCTGATAAGTCTATCATCAATGATGCTGCTATAGGTCTTACACTATCTACTGATAAAGACGAAATTGTCAATATGATTAAGAACAGATATAATGAGTGCAAAGCGAAGAAGGAAGCTATAGCGAGATATGATGAAGAGATGTCTCACTGTGAATAGATACTGGAATACTTAGGTTAGCCCGATGAGCAACCTACTGAAATGGACACATTAAAGAAGGAGTTAGCTGAATTAAAAGAGCTAATGAAGCAAAAGGTAGACTAAAAAGTCTACCTTTTTTGTTATACTGTATTGTGCAGATCGCGGGAACCCGCTTTGTGCTCCCTAACGGTCGCAGTCGCGGGTTAGCTGACTGGCTGGGTGGCGTATATAAATAGCTCGCTCAGCGAGAATTACTCGCTTCGCTCGCAATTTATATGAAGGAAAAGCTATTAGTTTGTAGAATAGTGGACAGCATTCGGTACAACTTATTTGATTTTGCGTTTTTAACTGAATAATTTAAATGCATTTAAAATGAAATTATCCGAATTAGTTGATGATGTTTTACTCGATGTGCGCAATAATAACATCGGTGAATCCGAAAAGTTGAGTAGACATCAGATAGAATTGTGGATTAAGGCGTATAGAGCAATGTTAATCAAATAGGATCTGGACAAAGATCGAACGGTTAACCCCTTGTATACGACTACTATATCCACCCATGTAAGTAAGGTTGAGGAGGAACCTGGACACTACGAATATGTAGGTGATACAGAATTACCAACCCTGATAGACTTCGCGAATAGACCTGGTGTGATATCGGTAAAAGATCAGTATGGTAATCTTATTCAGTTGGGTTCTGAGACCAAAATGAAATTCTAGAAGTATCGTAGATATACATGTAAAGACTACATTGCCTATGTAAAGGACAACAAGATCTATGTAGAAGGCGCAGATAATATGCTTGAGTATATTGATGTAGAGGTAATAGCTGAGGATCCTACTGATTTGAAGAGCTGTTTTGATCCAGATAAGGATGAATACCCGTTGCCTGGAGCTATGTGGAATACTATAAAGAAGCTCATATTCGATACTGATATACGTATTATGTTTAGTGTACGTTCTGATACTACGAATGACTCAGCTGATGACACTCAGAACAATTTAACCCAGAGTAATAGAAGACAAAGATATTCCGCATGACAGATCCAATAGTAAGACAAGCAGATCATACAGTATCATACACTATCCCGTCATTCTATCTTGATTATAAGTAGGGTATTGAAGCTGACAGTGTATATGATGTAGATTATCCTAAGTATAGAGCAATAGTAACTGATTACTTCAAGTATCTGCGTGACAGACTCATTGAGGAGTCTAGAAGAGTCAGATTACCGTATAGAATGGGTATAGTACAGATTATTAAGCATAGACCTAAGCATTGGGACAGTAGAAGTCTTAGAATTGATTACAAGGCTTCTAAAGACCTTGGTAAGGTTGTTTACTTGGATAACATGCACTCAGACTTCTATAAGATGAGATTGTACTGGTCTAAGCTTGATATGATAGCAAGAAATTAGAGTAAGTACCAGATTGTGCTTACGAGAGCTAATAAACGCAGATTGGCTCAGTGTATAAAACAAAAGCTTCACGATTACGAAGAGCTTTAACACGAATTAAAATGATACATAAATTAGTTACAAGTAAAGCCGTAATCGCAAAAGTAATTGCAGATTTAGGGCTCGAAGAGGACGATATCAAGATCTCTGACATAAAAGAGTGGATTAGCGAAGCGATCAATAAGATCGGTTCAGTTAACCAGCTTGATCATAAAGTGATTACAGTTCCTCTAAACTCATTCCAAGTAAAGTTACCTTGTGACTTATACAGACTGGATAGTGTAGCTTACTCCACTTGTGAGCATGGTGGTTGGGTACCGATGCGTAAAGCTACAGGTAGTTTCAGTGTATACGGCAATAAGCATAAGGAACACAGTAAGCCTGAAATGATTGTACAGGACAAGGATTTATACCAGATAGTTAAGAACATGTATAATCTGGTTAAGGATGAAGATGCTGCAAAGAAGCTAGAAGATATTAATTTGAGACAGACTTTAAGCTGTCTGATCAATCATCATACAATTCCTTCAGTAAATGGCAATCTACAACACATGCATATGCGGACCAATATGAGCATGTACCCACAGTATGATACTAAACCTGGTTACATCTTTACTAACGTACCAGAAGGATTCCTTAAGATATCATACTTTGCCCAGTATAGTGACGAAGATGGTATGCTACTTATACCTGATATGCCCTCATACTTTGAAGCAGCTTACTGGTATGTAGCAATGAAGCTACTCTATATTGAGTATGTCAAAGGTAACAAGCCACAGAATATCTACTACGATGCTAAGCGCAGTTGGAACTTCTACTGTAGACAAGCGTACGCCGATTCATTAATGCCTAACACTGATGAGATTACTTCTATCAGTAACGCTTGGCACACTATAGTACCTGAGATCAGTGAACATGAGACATTCTATAGTACTACTGGTGATAGACACACAACCTATAATTTTGACAGATAATGGAACTTTTAAGTCAAGTAAATACTTTTACAGCTGGTATGGATATGGATACCGACGTAACCCTACTGAAAGATAATCAGTATAGATACGCCGAGAATATTCGTATTGTTACCAATGATGGTGGTACTCACGGGGTACTATAGAACATCGAGCCTGTTTCAAAGTATACTACTGGTATACCTGAAGATGAAACAGTGTTAGGTGTTGCTACTACTCAGTGGTACAGAGACGGACAAGTAGAAGAAGTTGGCGTAGTTCTGGTAAAGTATCTCCGTAATAAAGTTAACTGCAACAAGTTATACGTAATATATAATCTGGATAATATAGAGAATTATCGTAAAGTGATCATAAACGGTTTCTTAGAGATAGACTCTGAGGTGCAGATGGTTTGTAACTACGAGTCTAACCTGACCAGTAATGTTTACATTACCGATGGTAAATCTACTATGAAAGTAGTGAATCTGCAAGAACCTGATGAAACTGTATTCTCAGATCCTACCAAGTATGATATTACTCCAGGATGTGTATTACTCCCACCTAGATTCTTATCGACTATAGCTGGTACATTACCTGCTGGTTCCATTCAATACTGCTATCAGTTGTTCGATCTGCGCGGTAGAGAGACTACTACAGCGGCGTTATCAGAAATGATACCCATTACTGATACAGCTAGCTATGGTAGTTCCGATAAGATTAAAGGTAACAAGAAGGGCACCATTACCAACCAAGGCTGTAAGATATCTATTACGTTCATGAATGACGGTAGATTCAACAAGGCTCGTCTGTATAGTATTATATATCATAGTGCTACTGAAGTACCTAGTATTTATATACTGAATGAAGTAGATGTACCTTATACTACTGAATACGAATTCAATACCTTTGAATACAGCGATACTGGTGGTGCATACTTATCACAGATAACAGTTGAGGAATTCAATGACATGGTTCCTAATGAGTTTATACCTCAAGCGCTCGCTAAGCTGGATAATAGATTGTTTGCAGCTAATCTGCAAGAAGTTACTTGGGACGTAGACTACGATGCCAGAGCATACAGATGTAATGCGTCTGGTTCTATTGTTTTGGATAGTAGCACTGGTGATACGATTACTGGTACATTGGGTTCAGATGGTTATATCCGTAAGAGTGGTTCTATTATACAAGTACCTGAATATCATGACTGTATTAATCCTTATAATACAGACTTATTTGATGAGAATGGTAAGTATTACGTGTATGGTTATGATTCATCTGGTAATCTTACTTTAGGTGGTAAAGGACCTAATGTATCATATCAGTTCATATATGTGAATATAGGGTTGTCGAATACTGTAGCGGGTAGTGAATACAATGACGAGTTGAACTATACCGGTTCAATAGGTATTCAGTATGGTAATGGTTTGAACGTATATACCTACTATATGAACGGTAGTTCCGCTCGCACCGACTATTATAGTACACAGCCTGAGAATAGTATTGCTAACTATAGCAGTCCATTTACCTGTGCTAAGTATCTCGGTTACATGCGCGATGAGATATACCGCTTTGGTATTATATTCTATAGTAAGAAGAATATACCAAGCCCTGTACACTGGATCGCTGATATCCGTATGCCTGGGGCACAGTTGGCTACAAGCTCAGACAGCTATATATATCCGTTCCACTATGGCCAGAATAACAAGGAACTTGGTGCTAAAGCACTGGGTATTCGATTTACTGTGAACAATATACCTGATGATGCTGTTGCGTATGAGATTGTTAGATGTAACCGAACTGCCAGTGATAAGACCATTATTACACAGGGTATTTTGAGTTCGTTGGTTAAGTTTGACACTTGGGGTAAGAATACTAATAACTACGGTTCATTAGACATTAGACCACAAGGATTTTTCAACTTGCAACCAGCAATGCGTGTGGTACGAGATCACGGATCTGATGGTGCCAACTGGGATACGCTCACAATGGATACAAGCTATTATGAGTTAGTATCACCGGAGATATGCATAAGTAGAGACAATGCTGTAGATTCAATCAGTAATGGTAAGATTACTTATGTTAACTCGGTTCAATCTAAGGTAACATCTGGGAATACATCTGGTGGTTATGGGTGCTTTAAGCCCACCACTATATATAGTGTAGCTGTGGAAGATACTGGTGTTACTAATGATAATTTCTACGGAACATTACAGAGTTATTCAAAGGATAACAATTACTACTACTGTTTTGGTGTTGGTCCTGATAGTAAGCATAAACACTTATCTGGTACATATAACCGTAAGTACTATGGTGGTTGTGCAATATACAAATATTACGGTAATCTGGAACGCACTCACACATTCAGCGCTGTAACTATAAAAGATGCTGCTATATCAAATGACATACCTTATGCTACTAACATTGAAGACGCTAAACAGTACGCGCAGTTCATTGGTAACAAGGCTTATGTTAATCAATCTACTGGTGGATACTGGTTCTACGGTAATCATGGCTACAATATGATATTGCAGGTTAATTCAAACTTAACTTATGACTAGGTTAACTCAGCAAGACCTTGGGAGTATACACAGACCAGTATTGTCAACATCAAGCGCAACGTGGCACCTTACGGTGGTAATACGTATGTGAATAGATAGACCTCTATTTATATCAGCTGTGGGTCTGCAGAAGACGCTAGCACACACTATGTCAACTGTTGGGGTGGTGATACTTATCTGAATGTGTTGGACTATTTAAATACCGCTGTGACACAACAGAGTAACGATAATAATGATAATCGCGAGGATAGATACTGCACTGTATGCTATGTTCCGTTTGAGTCATCATTTAACCTGAATTATCGTTTAGATGATAGCTACCACAGAATAAGGAATACTTTTGGTTACAACCTTATACAGAATCAACCTACTGTAGTAAGTAGTATGTATACGCAGAAGGATGCTCTATACACTTATAATACAGCTTACTCAAGTAGAAGTGGTAGTAAGAACTATGTACCTAAGGCTTTATACGCTATTGATAATAGTTTGAATAATACTCGCATTACTTGTTCTGAAGCCAAATCCAATAATGAAACACTGGATTCCTGGACTAAGTTCAAGTTCGCTAATTATATCGATGTAGACAGTCAATACGGGCCTATCACAAACCTTAAATCGTTTGGTGGTAAGTTGTACTACTGGCAGAAGGATGCAGTCGGTATAGCGTCTGTAAACGACAGATCGTTGATTACTGATGAGAATAGTGCAGCATTGGTTTTAGGTACCGGAGATATACTTACTAGATATGATTATATAGTTAATATGAATGGTTCTAGTAAGACTTTCGATAAGAGCATAGTTGCTTCACCTACTACACTATACTGGTATGACTCTAATAAGAATGAGATTTGTTCTTTAGGTAACGGATTCCAAGCACTGTCTAAGCGTAAGAATGTATAGACCTTCTTAAATGACAAGACTACCAGTGATGGTACAGAAGTTAAGAGTGCGTTATACGATAAGAAGTACAATGAGGTGTGGTTTAATACGAACACGAAATCGTTAATATTTAATGAGCAGTTAGACTGCTTTACTTCATTCTACACACATAATCCTACTTGGGCATTCAGATTTACTGATAAGACTGTTACACTTGATGGTAGCACATTCTATATTACTAATAATATGAATGACATAGCCAACATAGATAGTGCCAGCAAGTTAGATCTGGTTAGTAAGCTTGAGAACGTAGTCAATCAAGGTATCACATACACCAAGGTGTTTGATAACTGTTGGTTTGAAGGTGATATATCTGACGATACTATAATCGGTATAGTGTACACCACTAAGACTTAGGTAACTGAACCAGTTAAGCAAGCTAATATAGAATTACGTGAAGATACTTATCGTTTTGCTATACCTAGGGAGAAAGCAACAGATGCTAATCAGACTACGAAGAGTATGTCATACTTAGCTAGAATGAGAGGTAAATACTTAATCTGTGATTATACATTCGACTGTAATAATAACAGATCATTTAAAATACCATATTTTAAAACAACTTATAGACAGTCGATGTTATGAGAAAGAGAAGAATATGTAAAGCAACTGATGGGAGTGATGGGTTGTTCAATGACCCTTACTTTGTTGAGGACTTCCTTAAACAAGCTTACGCTGGAATTCATAGTTACGCTGGTGGTGGTATGATTGACAATTGGAAGGAATATGACATTAATCAACGTGCAACCGCCATTACCGGTGCTGCAGCAGCCGCAGGAAACTTAATACTGCAGGGAACTGACGGACAGCCTGTGAATGCTGCGAAATTATTATCTGGTGCCACACAAGGCGCAGCTATTGGTACTAGTATTGCGCCAGGAATAGGTACTGGAATCGGCGCCGGGCTTGGTCTTGCGGTAAGCAGCATCGGTAATAAAGGTAGTGTCGACGCAACGACTGGTGAGATAACTTACGGTAGTGGTATTGCAGGAATGTTTGGGCCTAGTAAACACTAGCTGTTGAGACGTAGCAATGCTATAAAAAATAATAACTTTTCTAGACAAGCTACTCAGCAATTACGTGTAGATGCAGCTAATGATCCTAACCTTGAATACAACCCAGTAAATGCTGCAGTAGGTGGTGTAATTCCTTCAACAGCAGCATACCTTGATGATGGTGAATTGATACGTACTCCAGATGGTACCATAGGTGCTATACCTGAAGAGGGTAAACCGACTGATTCAAACTTACTTAATGTACCTGTAGGTACTCAGGTATTAAGTGATAAACTGAAAGTACCTGGTACAAATAAGACATTTGCAGAAATGGGTAAGAAATTAATGAAACCTACTAAGGGTGGTAACGATAAGTATGCTGAGAATAGCCGTATGCTTAATGAGCGTAATAACCAGCAAGCTTATCAGGATTTACTGAACTTGCAGGAAAGTATAAAGATAAAGAAGGGTAAGAAGAAAGACGATGTTCCGGCGTATGATGGGGGCACAGACGGTGCTAACACAGAAAGATCTTCGTATTTCAGAGATCCTACGACTGGATTCTACTACCGTGATAAAGGCAGTGAAGATCACTATTATGTTGAACCGCAATGGATCGCCATGCCGGACGGGTCGATTGGGTATCGTATTCCTGATAGACCCGGTAATTACGTGACTTACAGTCAAAGTGAATCAAACACATCACTTCCTAAAAGAATAAGCGTCCCAGCAAATTCAGGATTGTCATACAGTTATAGGAATTCAGTAAGATACGCAAACTATGAAGGCGATGAACTGTACAAAACTACAGAAGAAAAAGAGTTAGCGGAAGCCGCTACGCGTGACGCAAGAGGTGCTGCTACACCGAACACCAACTGGGGTGATGTTGCGGTCTGGCCTACTCATGATTGGGGTACCGGTTATGAACTTCCGCAGATGCCTGAAGGTGCAGGTAAGCTCTATTTTGGTGGTAATCAATCGAATTCAAACAAGTCTGGAGTAGCTACACCGAATTACAGATATCTTAGCCAGATGCTATCACAACCGATGACATATATTGGTCCCGGTGTGTACAGGCCTGTCGATATTAAAAGCACACCCACCCAAGTAACCACCACTCAAAAGCCTGTTGGTACTCAACAAATTTAGTGGAACACGCAGCAAGGGTTTACCACGCAGCAAACGAATGCGCAGCCGACACCTAACACGCAAGCGGGTGTTGCTGCACCCGGTGGTGTTAAAACAAGTGCAAGTTATCGTTCGAAATCCGTTTCAAAACCTGCCGTAAAACCAACTGCGGAAGAACCTAAAGGGAAAGAGGTGTATCCTCGTGAGGCACCCGTTTACAGTCGCAATTTGACACAGCCAATTCCTGAAGCAGCTAAGACATTGCCACAAATACCTAAACAAGAACCAGAAAATGAAACAAAAACTCGCAATACGTTTGATTGGACAGGCTTAGTACAACCGCTTGCTTCAACTGCATACAATCTGCTTAATAGAGAAAAACCAGATCGTGTTGAAACTAGAACGTATTCACCAGCATATGGACCAGCTACACAGGACATCAGCGATGAGCTCAGACAAGTAAATCTGAATAGTGCGATAGCTGCGTATAATGCATCCAAGCGTGGCGCTAATACAGGAGCCTATATGTCTCAGCTAGCTTAGAATGCTGTAAATCGAAATAATGCTGTAGCTTCTTTATATGAAACTAAACGCAATAAAGAAGCAGAAATGGCATTTCAGAATGCAGGTATATATAACCGTTGGGGTGAATATACAGCAAATGCACAACATACTGCTGATGTAGAATACGCTCAGAATAAAGCGGAAACTAAGAATATGAACCGTCAGAGTGCACAAGCTATCTTAGAAGATTGGCAAAATTATTACAAAGATGTTAAACAAGATAGAAAAGATGCAGCGCTGTACCAATTACTGCAACCATTGTTGAATTATGGTACTGAAGATCAAGCTAAAGCTGGTTTTGATGCTATTTATAGTGGTAAAAAGACTGTTGTAAAGAAGAATACCAAACCTGCTACGATTAAAACAAAATCCGTTAAGACTAAAAGTAGTAAAGCTGTAAAGAAGCCGAACGTAACGCAACCGTAGGCACCGGCTAAACCCACGTATAATCGTGGATTAAAACAGGATGCTGTAAAATCCAGCAACATCCCTAGTAATGACTATTTTGGAGACCTCCTTAACGCAGCTTTAAATTTAACAAAGCGTTGATAATAATATGGCAAATAGATTTGAAAAAGCTTATCCAGCTAGATACATTAGTTCCTACGTACCTATTCCTTTCGAATAGTTGTACGCTTTAGGTAAAACATATGCTGATGAGCGTAAGAAAGCAGAAGAAGAACTTACTGCTAATTTAAGGAAATTTGGTGAATTCCAGTCCATGTCCAGTGTGGATATGCAGAATTACTACAATAATTCTGTAGGTATACTAAATCCCCTGATAAATGAAGCTGCGATGGATCCATCGAAATTCAAATCGCAGGAATTCCGATCAAGATTAACCGGGGCGATGAATAGTATTGACTATGCCAAACTGAGTAGATATAAATAGAACGCTGAGAACTTTCAAAAAAGGGCTACAGAGATTGCCAAATTAAAAGAAGCTGGCAGATATAACCCAGAGTTTGACGATATTGATATGGCCAACTGGGATACTGACAAAGCTGGTATGATGAATGATTTTTCACCGATCATGTATCAGTCTATACGTGAACAAGTTGAACCGTATTTGAATAGTCTACAAGACTAGTTCCTGTATAACAAAGGTGGTTATAATTGGATGGGGGTATCATCTGATATGGTTAATAGACAAGTTGGTAATAACTGGTCTTCTATATTAGAAACGCCTATTGCACAAGCTTATTTGAAATCGTATATGCGTCGCGGGGATACTCCGGAAGAAGCTGTACAAAGATTTAAAATGCAAGCGTTAAATGATGCCCAAGAATTCACAAGACTTAAACCCGTAGCTGATCCATACGCATTAGAAGCTTATAAAAACGAGTGGGCTATGCGTATCGCTGCTGTAAAAAGCAAAAGCGGTAAAAACGGTAATGGCGGTGGCGCTACAGATGATGGTAGTGTACTCGGTATAAGCGATTATTTATCTGGTAGAGCATTGCTCAAACGTCAGCAGACATTTGATACGTTACGTAGTAATAACGCAAGCTTCAGACAGCAATATGATCAACGTATGGGTAATTATTAGAACGAATATAATAAGCTAAACAATCAGTTGATGCAATATCAACCGTTTGCTGAAGCTATGGATAATGCGGCCAAGGTTGGTAAACTTCACGGTTTATCTGGTGAACAACTCAACGACTACGCGTTTGCTGCTGCTATGTAGACACCTGGTGCGGTACCGGATAACATTAGATAGCAACTCAATACACTTGATAATAACATGCGCGCAGACCATTCACGAGCTGTAGATGAAGCAGAAGGGCGCCGTATGGCAGAAGCTATGAACAGAAGATTGCGTACAGATTTGAGCGATGCAGCAAGTCCTGGTAAGAAAGTTAATATACCTGAAGAAGCCAACCCGTTCAACTTTGTTGCTTACAACAGCCACAGCGGTGTAACAACTTATTCCGAAGGAGCCGTTCACTAGATGTGGGACGATGCTTTACACGAAATGTCTACGCCGTTAGGCGCATACTCCGGTAACTGGCAGATGGATAAACTGTTTGACGGTAGCGGTAAGGTATCCGAGGAGCTTGGTTATTCTGTAGACCCCAAGCGATTACTTGCACCAAGAACAATTGTGATGAGGAATCCATATATTAGAGCACTTGCCGACAATGTGGTTGATTCTAGTGGGCACAAAAATCCCAATGTTAATGCGGATAAGATTGAAAACATGCACTTGTACAGGGGTCAATGGATGCCATTCGCTGATGTTGAAACTAGTCAGAATCTTGATATAGAAGAGCGTGTTGCACGCGGAGACTTCGGCAAACCTACAGTAAGTAGCGTTGAAGGTTACATTGATAATGGTAATACCAGAGGTTTGGTTGTTAATGTAAATATACCAATGAAAACTATTAATAAAGTGTATGATACTAATATGTGGTACGATAATGTATCGAATACACTACGCGATATGAATATAGCTATTTCTGGTACACCATCAGGTTCAAATATAAAGGACTCGGTATGGAAAGATGGGTATATTACAGTACCTATGGTGCTTAGTACATCTGCTGATGAGTTGGAAGCGACTATGCTGAACCGTGCATGGCAGAAGGATTAGGGTACTACCGATACCAAAAATGCACAGATATCACAAGATGATTATGACGTCGAAGCTGTGATGGGTTACACACCCGGCATGGCTATTACACAATAAACATATGCCATTAGACATTACAAAAAGATTATAGAATGACCTCGGATCCTATCGCAGACAGGATCTGGGGTTTGTTGACCAAGCATACTATCAGAATAATCCTACTAGTACGTTAAATACCGACTACGGGTTGTTCGATTGGGGTAGAGATGCTTGGCATTCGTTGTATCGTAGCGTACAACGCGGGGAAATGCAGGAGTCTGAAGACCGTATGGCCTTGAATAGACAAAACATTGAAGATGCTTCCGATTTGCTTGACGCCTATACTAGAGCTGGTGGTGAAGGCGGAGAAGATGAAGAAGCAGAAAGACAAGAAAGAATTCGACAATCTTTGGATCGCCTGATCACAAACGGTACGTGGACTAAAGCAGAAACACCTACAGCAGAAGACCTGCAAGGTATAATCGAAAGCAATCAGGCTGATTACGATAAAAATTTAAAAGACTATAAACATAACTCACAGCAGTTGGGTGATGATTATTTGTCGTATGATATATCCCAGCATTTTACACGTAGATCAAACGAGTCTACTTCAATGCTTGGGAATTTTTGGTATACACTACCAGCAACGATGGGCACTAGTAATACCAGCCCGTTCTTGCAAACAGCAAGTATGGCTGCTGGTGCTGCTGGTTGGAAACTTGGAGCTGGGATCGGATCTGCCGCACCTGTTATTGGTACCGTTGGAGGCGCTATACTAGGTGGTCTCTTAAGCATTGGTGCATCGTAGGCTCTTGGTGGAATACAATCTCGTCAGAACGAGTCTCACATGGAAGCGTTCAACGCGTACGCACAGAATGTGATAGACAAAGCTAATGCTTAGGGTACAGATCTCGGTAAGGTTGTTGATAATGTGAAACAACAAATGTAGCAGCAAGGTATCAACACAGTTGGTTTGACAAATGAAGACGTACTGCATTACGCGTTATCTAGTAACGACGTTGTTACAGGATCTGCTGAATTTGATAGACTTGCTAAAGACACATTTAAAGGTACACGTCGTGTTTATGAGCAAAACAATGCTCTTGGTGCCGGTGAAGCATTATCAGATTTGTCATATTTTGTACCCGTTGGTAAATACCTTAGCAAAGCGGCTGGTACTGTTGGGAAAGCTGTATTAAAGAAAGCGATACCGAATGTACTAGCTAAGCGTTTTGGTGCAGGATTGGAAGTTGCCAACCTTGGAAATCAGCTACGTAAGAAGGTGATATCAGACACTATTTGGGATTTTGCCAAAGGTGCTACTTTACGAAGTGCTGTAGAGGCATCCGAAGAAGGTGCACAGAACTTGATCGTAAAGAAGTACTTAAATGGTGAATATGACGAAGACGATGCAAATCCTTCATTTGTTGAAGCGTTAAAAGATGGCTAGATTGCTGCAGATTTGTTTGATAACATTTGGTTACGCTCAAAGTCTATGGCATCTGCATTTGGGTTGAGTTCTGAAAACAGAGACGATACGCAGATGTTTACTGAAATGTTTGGCGGTGCAATATTACCGTTTACTAGTCCTCAGGGTTTAGTCGGCGGTGCTACAAATGTAAGAAACATCGTAAACAAGATTTCAAACAGTAAACGTGTTGGAGATGCTGTAGCAGAACAGTTGATGAAATAGGACGCTATAAATCGTTCAGAAGAGTTCTTTAAAAACAGTGCTAGTTTAGGCGGCATTAGAACTTATGATGAGTTACTCTCAGATATTGGTTCTATGTTGAAAGACCGTGATAGTTCTGGTAAAACTTATAGATATAACCTTGACACTACCGGTCTGGTAGAAGATGGTTAGAAGCTCACTGATGAAGATATTGACAGTTTCATTGAAGACGAGCGTAGAGACGCAGCAAGAATGTTGCGCTATAAAAAAGATGCACAGCCTACTCTGGATGAACTTGGTATCGAAAAAGAAGATCAGCCTCTTGCGTTAGCGTTAGGTTTTAATGCGTTGAATGAGTATTCTAAGGTTCACGAAGTGTCGGAAAAGCTGCAGGAAGACAATGTTAAAAATTTTGAGGCACTTAAGAATGACACCGAATTTAAAAAGCAAGTTTCTGATGTGTTGGGTGAAGAGGCATCCGCAGATGATGTTAATAAGTTTGCTAACTTGTATTTAAGATCTCAACGAGCTAGTGCATATTAGGAAATGTACGAAGATGGTACTGCTCAAGCAGCGGTACAGACTGCATTGAAACAAGCAAAAGTAACATCCACCGAACACCTTGTGGATTTAGCAAAAGCGATGACTACAAGTTGGGAACATTTACACGATAGTTACACAAAATTAAACGAAGATATCAAAACATTCGTAACAGATAGAGAAAAGGCAAAGAATCCTGATGTCACAGAAGAGGAAATATCTGACAAGATTGAGGATTTTAACAATAAGCTTGACAATTTTACCACACAGACTGTTGATTCTGAAGTAGTTGAAAACATTCAAAATCTTGCTAAAAACCAGAGTAAGCTGAACGTACTAAGCACAATGCTCGGCGAGAAGTACGTGCAGCTCACACAGTTTGGCGTAAAAGAGAAAGACGGCGGTTTATTGAAAGAGGCCATCGAGCAATATAAAGCAGCACGATTATCTCAAACACGTAATGCTGATGCTACAAATGAAGCTTTACGTAACGGGCAGGAAGAAGTAACAGAACTCAAGTCGCCCGACGCTAGCTCTGAATTGAAAGTAACCGATCTTACTGCAGAAAAGGTAGCTGAAGAATACCAAGTGCGTGAAGAGCAAACTAAGGCAGATTCAGCCAAGCTAAAGGAGATTGTGGATAATATTCAGGACACTAGTATATTACGTGATATGCGTGATGAAATCCACAAAGGTGAAGCTACGATCGGTGAAGATCCGCTCACTTACGCAAGGTACGTAAAGAATGTGGTGAAGCGTTTGACGAATAAGTACGATAAAGCTACACAGAAAGAGGGCGTCACAGAAGAAGATAAGAAGCTTTACAGTCAATTGAAAACTGTTACAGACGGCTTAGCAACAAAACTCGATCGAATGCTTAAATTAAAAGCTGAAGCTAAAGCCAAAGCGCAGCAATATAATCCTCGTTTTGAAAGTTCAAATAGAGTTTATCGAGATACTGCGGGTAACAGATACCAGTTCAACACGGATTAGTTTAGATATTCTGAGAATGAAGGTTTAGTTCTTAGTTACGATAAGCTTGGAGAACAAGTTGAAAGTCCTGCGGTAAAAGAACAGGTTACAAAGCTAGAAGAACAGATTGATAAACTTGAAAAAGAAAAAACCGTATAGACGGCAAACAATGCAAGAAGTGTAGTAGATATTGAGAAAGAACAGAAGCCACTAAAGCAGCTGTTACAATCATTAAAAGAAAATCAGGTTGTTGAAAACGGCCGAGAACGCTTTGTAACTGATACGAACAACCCGTTATTTGATGAACTCTATACTCTGGATAATAATGGTAACAGGGAAGAGTTTTCTAAATAGCTGAATAAATGGAAAACGTCTGTAGATGCGGATATTAACGATCACAAATAGAAGCGCTTAAAACGAGCAGAAATACCTTCTGTAGATGGCGATGTCTACGAATACTCATACTCTGCTACTAGTATAAAAGATCACGCACCTTCAATGTACATAGATATCATTGAAAAGGGTAATGACCGTGCGATGAAGGTCAAGGGTTATCCGCTTGGTGGTGAAAATATCGCAAACAAGAAAATTGCTACAAAACTCATAAATCCTTACTATGACGCAGGTCACTGGTATGGTTATTTGAGCATGCCGTATCAATCTGTAGATGAGATCCGTTCTGAAATAGAATCAAAATACGCTGAGAAAACAATTAACGGTAAGCGTTACAGCCGATACAAAGCAGTAGAAGTATTCAATAAAATAGGTGGGCAAATTGTCTACTTGAAAGAGCACAACGGTGATGTTAACGCTGCAGCTAAAGATCTTGAAAAACTCGCTAACGGTGAGGTTGACAAAGTTAAAATTGGCATAGCTACTCTCACCAAAGAGGAATTTGACAACATGGTTTGGTCATTGCCTGTAAGAATGCATCTCGCACACCTTCGTTCAGGTAACCAGTGGAATTGGATTGTCACTGCAGATTTCATGAGTGTCAACAGAACCACGATGCCCACTGAGGGTGAGATTGAATCGCGTGCTGAACTGGTAATGAATCTTCTGTATAAGTATAAGCGTACAAAGGACGCTACTGAAGAAGGTGACAAAGAAGGGTTCTCTCAGGAAGAGGAAAAACCCGAATTCATGAATCGTGTATACATACAGAAAGGTGGCATTCAAATTGTATACAAAGACTACAACTATGAAACTACTAGTGAACGCAATCCCAATCTGAATATATATCAGAATACTGATGGTGAACAGATGTCTCAAGCAGAGATAAATCAACACTACCAAGATGTATCAAAACAGGCAGCAGATGATGTGACACCACGTATATCTGAATTGGTAGAAATGCTTAACAGTATTGGTTATGATGTGAAAGCAGAAGATTTGATGAAACCGCTTTCGGCAGATAACCAAGACGTTACAAAGCTTGAATATCTTATTCAGGGTGCACTCAAGTATGGTGATGGCGTGATCGATCTGCACAAGACTTTCATTCCGAAATATGTTGTAGAGTCGGTAGGTAAAGCAGTTAAGAATACGGCAAGTGTGTCAAAAGCAAATGTTGCGCGCGCTAGACGTATACTTAAGTTCATGTACAGTGCTACCCCTGACTCATTCTTGTCACATAAGAATTTCCAAGATGAAAATTAGCTCACACCGGATGTTGCCATGTCTGTTAGTGACGCTGTACGTGCAAACTGGTTCAATCAAAAAGGATCAATAAAAGTATTCTTTGATGGTGACGAGATCTCTACGAACAGGACAGATGAAAATGAAGCTCTACTTACTAGTATGTTCTCGATGTTTGAAAAGCTGATTCGTGACAGCAAATCATCACAAGAGTTTATAACAAAGTTGCACGATCTTGGTTACTCATTTAAGAAGAATGGTGATGAAACCACAGCGGATGAAGTGTTAACTGACTATTTTGACAACAGACGATTCTCAAAACTAAGCAAACCGACAAACATAGTTCAAGCTATCACACTTGGTAAATCCAACCCGTTATCCACAAGTGGTGAAATCGACTACGAAAATTTCAATCGTATCGAGCGTCACGTTCAGTCTAAGATTAGTGAAATCAAAGGTCTCGGGTTGATTAAAGATTCAAATGGTGTATATCATTATTCGCTTGACGAATTCGTAAAGTAGAATAGTAAGGATGATGATGTAAAGCAGGCTAAGGAAAGTGAGAAAGAAGTCCGTTTGAAACAGATTACTGACGAACGTGACGCACTCCTTAAGGGCATGAAGTCTGCAAAAGGTGATGACCTTATTAACTGGATCATTGATAACAAAAATTTGTTCCCTACATCAGTATACGATGACCTGCTACATGTGAATCGTAAGGGTGACCCGATCCTCCATTATAAAGTCGGCATGACTCGTGCTGCTATAACCAGTATCGTAGATGAAGTATACGATAAGAAAATGGGGGATTTGCCGCAGCAGATTGAAGAAGAACAAGCTAAGCAACTTTCAGTAGAAGCAGGCTTTGAAGGCAAGCATACCAAACCGTTAAAATTTGGTTACGGTTCATATTCTGTCGATGGTATATCCGATATAATCTACTTCGACGAATACAATAACAAACATGTTGTGAAGAACGGTACTGGTAAACCAGGCGGTATATACTTGATAATGCCGGCTATGTTGTCATCTTCGCGTCAACAGTAGATTGCTCGTTTGAACCCGAAACATCTTAATGACACTGAGGCTAAATTTGTTGCAGCGCTTGCTAAACTCATGGGAGATGGAACCATCTCTAAAGATATCGCGTTGAATCAGATTGAAATTGAAGGTTATAAGGTAGACACCGATATGACCGCCCAAGAGTTGCTGGACAGTATTGTATTCAACGGTGATGCTGCAATTATCAACAATCCGAATGATGAGAACTATTCTAGGCTGTTTACTATTGATGAAACCGGTGTACACTTCGGTGATGACACCTTGAATGACAGTAATTACGATGCATTCATTAAATTCCTTAAGAACAACAAGACCTGGCGAGTAGACCGTGATAAACTATCTACAGAGGCTGCTACTTTTGGTAAGAATGTTACGATTACAGATCCTGATGGTAATACGATGCTGTCCCGTAAACAGAATGACAACTATACATCATTACTTGTTGATGAAGGTATCCTCATGACTGACTTAAACCGTGGTCGTTCTGATGGTAGTAATCCGTTGTTTTCTACACCTAATGTATATGCTAATTACACCAAAGCTCGTACGTTTACCAGTTCAGCAGCAAATGCAGCTCGTGCTACTACGGCTGCACACAAACGTGCACAGTATGAAGAACAGCTCGGTCTTGACGAATTCAACGAAATGATGGAAGATCAAGAAAGTGGTGACGGTTTGTAGAAACTGCAAAAAGCTACCAACAAATTCATGGACGGTTTTACGAAATACGTTGAATCAAAGGGTATACGCAAGGGTGAATACAAATTAGGTTTGTGGGGTGAAAATAGCAAAAAAGTTGTTAAGCAATTTGATATAAGTTTTGACGTCAATAATGAAAACGGAAACGTCGAAATGGCTGGTGATGACCTTAAAAAGATCTATGGTACAATCGGAGCATCAATACGTGAGGGCAAAAATCACAAGTTGGTATTACTCGACAAAGATGGGAAATTCGTTAAAGACTCCGATGGCAATAGCATGTTCTACGGTAACGGATTCGTTGGTTCTAAGATTGATGTGACAAAAGCATAGAAAACACCAGCAGCTAGTGGAATGTCTTCTGGATTAGAGGAAGCTTTGACTAAGTTTGCGAGTGTGCTTACTAACGCTGTGAATCGTTTGTCTAACGTACAATAGGGTACACAAGCTGCTGTACAGCCGAGTGGTCAACCGATTATGCAGCCCGTAAAGCCAGCCGCTCCTGCTATTAAAGAAGAGGCGGAAATAAAGCACACACGGGATATCAGTAATGGTAATATGACATTGGAGCACAACGGCATCAAAGTAGTATTACCTATTACAGCTACGTTGGATGATGTACTCACCGAAATGGATAATGTTACAAATGGTGAAGCACAAGATAGTGATGAAGCTGGTTTTAGAGAACTGTATAACACAGTCAAATAGACCATAGACGCTGCGCTCGAAAATAAGTCCGAAGATGAAAAAGCTGCTGCGGCAGACGGTCTTAATTTTAGACCAAGTCCTGCAGATTCTGCTTTAGGTCAATCGGGTACACAAGGCCCTACACCAGCGGCTGCAAAGAAAGTAGCTCAATCTGTTGCAATGCCGACTGTAGATCAACTGCTGTCTTCTACAAAGAAGAATGACCAAGCTTTGTATAACCGTCTAATGAATTTACAGGATGAACCTCAGAAAGCAGCTGTCGTCATGGGCGCTTTAATGCAATATGGTATTGACAGTAAAACAGCTCTAAAGGAATCGCGTAAACTGGTGAATCAGATAATTGCCAGACCTTCTGCAAAAGTTGGTTCTATATTTCAATTCTTAGACGAAGCTGTGCAGAAGGAAGACTTCGATACAGCCCTTTCTAACGTAAAGAAGATCCTCGGTAAAGACTTTGATTACTCTGTTACTGATGACATAGCTAATATCTGGGATAATAACAGACAAGCACAGATCTACGTATTCGGCGAATGTGCTGCATCTGGTATACGTTTGTTCCGTGATGCGTCTACTAATCAAATTGCTAGAGGATCATTCTATCATGAAGCATTCCATAGAATAAGCCTGTTTGTACTAGATAAAGCTTCTCGTGACAAGATGTATGACGATGCACGTAGAGAAAATCCTGAATTAGGTCTTTCTACTAATCAGCAGATAGAAGAATACATTGCTGATAAATTCGCAGACTTTGTCAATGAAAACCTTCAGAATGGACAAGGTAAGTTCTATTCCGGCAACTTGTTTAAGCGCGCATTCCAGCGTATTTATGACGCAGTTACTAGAATTATCCGTAAACTTGCTGGTAAGAACATAACGCCTCAGTACAGTAACCTGGACAAATTGTTCAAAGATATGTATTCTGGTCGATTCGCATATGCAAAAGCAACTGTTGGTAACATCGAAGAATTCTCTAAGATGTATGGCAAAGCTCCTGCGTACTCTGGTTTCAAGTCTAACGGTGTAACTATCGCAGACGATGCTGTTCAGTATAACAACATACTCCGCGATATGGTTGGTGCGCTAATCTACAACTCAGGCCTTGTTACTAACAAGTCTGGTAGACTTACAATAGACACTGATGCGTTACGTAAACAGTATGAAAGAGAGCTCGCTTCGTATTTAGTTGGCTTGCGCAATCTGGAACAAGCAATTAAAAACAACCGCAAGCTGAACGTAAATTCACAGTTCTCCGATGAGAACTTAAGTGTCGCACAGGCTAAGATGGTGTTATTGATTGATGTACGTCAGAAGATGTTGCAAGATGACGCTTGGAAAGAGTGGACTAAGATTCTTAAGGATTTCGTTGATAGACAGTTCAATCTACATGAAGACCGAAGCAATGATGCAAATCAGATCGCACTAGAAGCTGACATGTACACCGAACCCGACGATGTTGAAGAGGAAGATGATGATAACGACAATAACAAAGATGCTAGCGCTCAATATAGTAACGAGCGTGATAGCTTCGGTCGTAACTTCTTCAACTCATTGGATGCTAGTATGAAGATGTTCCTGTGGTAGGTTACAGATCTTAACCCTAGGGATGTTACTACAGCTAAGTACACGGAAGAAGGCTTACTCAAATACAGTAACCCCCGCACGCTGTATACTAATTTGATCTACACGCTCGCTGGTTCTACATCGGTGAAGAACATGTTAGACAAATTGTATAGTGCAGCACTGAATCAAAGTCAAAATGAAGACAGTAGCACACTTATGTAGGTGTACGAAATTCTTTCAAACGAAAATACTGACCCTAACTTTGTGAACAGATTCTTTACAGAGTTTGTTAAGCATATTCAGAATTTCGAAACACATGCGTACAAAATCACTTCTACGGTTCCCGATGAGGGTGATACTAGACCTAAGTACAGCGCTGATGTTAAAAGTGGTAACGTAGACACAGTTCAGGCTAAATTGAATAACCGGTGGAAGAATGGTCTGTATGTTAGTGTTGACAGACTCGTCGAAGCTGTCTCTAAAGAAAAGCATCCAGCATCGTGGTTATCTGCGCAGCGTAAACCTCTACGTGAGGCGATGGCTAAATTGAATGTCGACAATTTAGACACAATCAAACGTGTAATAACAGAAGCTTACAATCTTTACGGTTTCGGTCTCATCACCAGTAGAGATATAACTGATATCACAAAGGATGCACGCATATGGCAAAAAGCTATGCAAAGTACCAGTAAGAATGCTAAAGTTGCTGGTAGACTACTCCTCAACCCGCTCGAACAACTCAATAAGGTGGAAGCTGCACACTTCAAATTCGGTGAAGGTACAAACAGACGTAAAGGCGGCATCTATAATACAATAGATGCATTGTTTGATATGAAAGGTAAGCTCACAAGTCTTGCTCAGCGTTTTGGTGACAGCGTTAAATCATTACCGTCTGTTCAGTCGCAACGTGGACCAGGTGGTTCAAAGATTTACGGTATTGGTGCACATAATTACATTACCAAGGTGTTCGAGTTACTGATGGACGATAAAGAGTGGATGGATATGCTGTCAAAGAACCCTTACTGTCAGCACTCAAAATGGTTGGAATTCATCAAGCAGAACGGTCACAATGGTGTAAAAGTGCTTACTAAACTACAGACTGTACTCGATGACGATTACGAAGGTAGTAGTGCAGATAAGGAAAACAATGAATTGGTTGACTTAATGAACCGTCTAGTATCAATCTGGTCTGGTAAACATGCTACCGCAGCACTTGCTAATAAGCGTTATGCTGCTGACATCACTGGTATACCGCAAATGACCAATATTGTTAATTCTAACGGCGATATCAATCGCACAGTAATTGACACATTTATTGGTTACGCCGCTGACGAATTGCTGGCTATCAGTGATGCACTAAAGACCCGTGAACAATTTATAAATGAATTGAACGCGATACTTGGCAGTGAATATACAGCAGATTCTTTCTCTGATCTAACCGGTGAACAGCAGGAAGAGATATTCAAGAATAACAAGGAAGCTGCTGGTTTACTGAAAAAGTTGAAAAAAACGTACCACTATACGTCGGATGATCAGGCTATTCAGTATGATGCTGAAAACAATCGTTATTACAGACGTGCCTTCCATATCAATTTGAAGAATCCTGAGAAATACAGTAAAGGCCCTCGTGGTTACAAGTTCAGACACTTCCAAGGTTTACAGAGTATGGGCTTTATTACTCCTCAACTTATACAGAAGTTGTCTGGTGATCTGTGGTCCAATGAAAATGGTGAATTTGATAGAACTGTTTCTGCTAAACTTGCTATGGACACCTTGAATAAACCAAGAGTGCGTGCATACATGAATCAAGTTCTTGATGATAATGCAGAAGTTGCTATAAAGAAACTCAAGGAACTTGGCGCAATCAAAGTAGACGATACAACTGGTGAAGTCTTTAATTTGTATCTTCCTGAAGATGCGATGAAACGCTACTTGGGTATTACAAGTTCTACCAAATTAAATAGTGACAACATCAGAATGGCTATAAAAGGTGCCATTATTCAAGGTATGTCAGATATGGTTGAATTTGAGAAGATCGTGTTTGGTGACAACGCATTCCATAAGAATATCGACGCTGTAACCAAGCGTTACTCGGGTTTGCCATCTACGGTAAGTATAACAGCTGCTCAGGGTTCTATCAGAAGTGCATTTGAAGTTGAAGACAGATTGTTCGATTCTCCTACATATAACACGGTAGCGTTGAATACTACAAAGATAACAAATACCGCAAAATATGATGGTGAGTTAACCCGTGAAGTAGGTATAAAAGGCGCTACTTATGGTATAAAGGATGGTGAACTTAGTGTTCAAATCAACCCTGAGGATTTACTTGACTCAGAAGGTAATATAAAAGCAGAACTTAAGACCAAACCTCTTGTTAAGCGATTCCTTCATCTTCGTGATACAAACCGTACTATAGCAATGAAGAACGGTAAGTAGATGACCGATAAGGAGCTTGCTGGAGCTATTATAGCTGACTTTAAGAGTCGCTACGAGGGTTACCTCGACAACGATCCTACTGATGCTCAGAGCTGGATAAGCAGTGCAATGTTTAGACAGTTACGACAACGTAAGGGTAAGTGGAATATGGTTGATGAGTCTTGCCACAATTTACTCCAGTATTTTGATAGATTCACTACTCGTGATTTGCTTAGTAAGCAGAGCACCGTTGAGGCTACAAAAGAAATGTGCCGATACCTTGGTATTGACTACAACGACTTGGTAAAGCGCTGTGATAATTACAACAAGGCAAAAGCTCGTAGAAATCAGAAGAAGATGGACGAGTATAAGGGGTGGATATACGAAATCGTTAGTAGAACAGGGTTTGAAGCCCCGTCACTGAAGTACATTTACTATGGTACTGAGTAGGGTCGTGCTGATAATCTGATGTCTCCTATCTATGATAAGGCGTCTTACAGTACGCTTTATCGTATATTTACGGAAGGTCATGACGCTGATCAGTTCCGTGATTTCATGGAAAAGAATGATGTCCAAGTACTCAAGATGGAATCTGCTACTAAGTCTGGTGGTGTTCCTAGTTTCGAGATATACGATAAAACTGGTAGAATTGATAGAAAGGCTTTAAATAGCTCAGTAGTACAGTCACAGTACTTTAACTTGTTTGGTGACCAGTTAAATACTGATTCTCACCATTCAAACGAAAATGCATTGCTGACACAGTTCATGAAGATTGCTGTGATGAACGTAACCAAAGACCACACATACCGCTTCAATGGTAAGAAAGTTGATGGTGATGAAGTTCGTCAGATGTACACTGATATTCTTGACACACTTACCACTAGAGGGGCTATGAAGTTCCAAAAGAAATGGGGTCTTGGTAAGACTACGATTGATAAGGCATAGATGATGAAATCTTTCGCCAACATGGCAAGAACAGAAAATCTTCCTCCTTAGACTTCGCAATCGTTTACTGTAGATAGTAACGGTGAATTCGTTATTCATCCTGCGGGTATGCCAAACGCACAGTGGATCATTTCTCGACTTATTGCAGATATGGGGAAATCAATTATCAATACAATTACACCAGGTAAGGCCTTGTATCAGGTTGCAGGCGTTGGCTTTGATAACGCTTTAAATGTCAAAGCTAGCGCAGATAGACATCTTCTTATGCCTGGCGAAATTGACGCAAATGGTAATATTCACTCCAGAATGGAAGTAAGACTGTCTATTGGTTTCTTCCACAATGTCATAGAACAGGCTAGAAAAGCTGGTGTAAAGGGTTACGATCTTGATAACTTTGAAGGTCAAAAGAAGTTTATACTTGACAACAAAGAACTGTTTGCATTGTCTTACCGTGTACCTACACAGGGTCAGAACTCAACTTTGCCTATCGAAATAGTTGACCTTATTCCTGATGTACGAGGTAGCATTGTTCAGTTCCCTGCGGGTATCACAGCACTTACTGGTTCTGACTTCGATATTGATAAAATGTTCCTCGCTCGTTTTAACTACACAGTTGAAGACGGCAAATTAGTTAAAGTCAAATACGATGTAGATAAACTACGTGAGCAAACAGCCGCATTAACCGACGAGGAACTACAAAATGCATTACTTGACATATATCAAGCTACATTAACATCATCTGACCACGCACTTGATTCTAGTACACCGTTGGATGTTTGCACTGGTCCCATTAAGGAGTTCGCAAAAGAAACACTTAATCAATACCGTGATGCAAATACGTCAGACCAAGTAGACTTAGACGGGTATCATCTAAATCCTGTATTTCAGAGTGTTCAAAAGAAACTTAACTCTGGGTCTGATGAGACTGTTGGACCTATGGCATTGAACAGTGTATTCCAAGCATTTGTGCAAATGTCTGGATTAAAACCAAACGAGTTCCGTATGCTAGAGGAGTTCGGTATGACACACATGGGTGAACAATATGATAAAGACGGTTATGTTATTCTTGACACCACGTCAGGTCTTATTAACGCTGCCGTCGATGCTGCCAAGGATAATTACATCGGTAATGCGAATGTAAATCCATTTACGTATAATATTCTGTCTTTCATGATTGCTACCGGTTATGGTAAAGATACATTCGCATTCATAAACCAACCAATCATAATTGATGTTACAAATAATTTCATACGCTTCAAGCGCTCTTCGATTGGCGTGACAGAAAAGGAATCCTACGGTAACGAATATATGGATCGTGTTAGAAAGCGCTACGAAACACAGCTCACAACACTAGTAGGTAAAGATAATGTTGACGATGTGACACCGCAGGAAAATATGATGGAAGGTAATGCGTTGCTTAATAATCTTAGAACCGATTTTAACAATCCGGTATGGCTGAAAACACAGTTGAATTATCTCCAGATATTCGAAGCGCTAAATGCAATGGCTGACAATTATCAAGCAGCAATCAAAGCAGCTAAGGTGGACACTAAAAAGTACGGTACTTCGATTGGTCAGCTAATCGCATTTACGTAGAATGTAGAAAAGCTGTTCAGTGGCCAAAGTTTTAACGACTCAGCTAGTCCATTATTCGATTATCCGATGGCTCTATATGACGGCACATTCCTCGGTAAGAAGTACGAATTAGGTGTTCAAGGTTTGTTTGATATGTTCAAAACAACAATGGTTGAATTCTCTGATGTGTTTAGAAATACCGCAGACACGTTAAGTAAGCGTTTTGGTGTATACGGTAAGAGTGCAAACTTCTTAAAGTTTGTTGCTCCTAAAATCAAAACAGTTTTGTTTACACCATTCTTTAACCAGTATATAAAAGAGCGTTTTGGTGGTTCTAAACCGTTGGCTAAGCTTATGTACGGTCCTACCAGCGTACCTGGTAGATATAGCGAAATAAAGGCTAAAGCTCTTGCTAATGACGAGGGTGTTGACTTATTCAACGCGCTCAACTATAATCAAATAACCAAGTCTTCCGAAACACCTCAATTTATGCTTGTGGCAGAGCAGTTTAAGGAAGATCAAGATGTCAAGAATAACGTACAGATGGCTATCACTGAACTCTGTGAGAGTAATGATCCTGAAGTAAGACAATGGGCTAACGATTTCATAGCATACATGTTCTACGTATCAGGTGGTACTGATTCAAATGCGGGTGGTACTCTTAGAACTACTGTATATGATATTATTCCTCCGCAGCAGTTAGCTAAATTGACAGCTGGTGGCATAACATTCAATCAGTTTATTTCAGATCGTGTGATGTCCCGTACTAAGAGTTTATCTGACCCCGAAATGGATCAAGTTGTACAATTACTTGCTGTAACTGACGATAAAATCGTTAAGACGTTTAAGAGTAAAGGTAAACGCACCTACGCTTCTGTTATAGGAGATGACGTAATACGTCTTTATAAGGGTGGTGGTTCCGTTAGACACAACGGTAGCTTTGATCCGTTTATTAAGGTTCAAACACACAATAATGCCACCTACTTGTACAGACTTGGTGATATCATTGAAACAGAAGGTAAGGGTAAAATATGGAAAACCCCTGTATACTACAAGGCTAATAATCTTGGTTATCGTAATCCTTCCAGATATGCTTTTGCTGTACGCGCCGATGGTGATATAGACCAGTATGGTAATATTAGGTCATTGTTGAATACTGATACAGCTAGTAAATTCAGAAACTATAATGACCTTGATCCTAATCAGCAGGATAGATATTACAAAGTATTAAAGCCCGTTGAAGGCACTACACCGTACGCTATTCCTAGTAATAATGCTTATGATGAAATGGTCGGATATCACGATAAGCTAAGTGAAGCTGAAAAACAAGGTGAAAAAGTAGCAGAACATTGTAAATCTTAATTAATATGATAGGTATATTTTGTCCAAATTTTAGTAATAAACAGGTTAAATAGGAGTTTGACTCCCTCACTGCTCTAGTTGGTGAGAATGCAGCCTATCATTTGTGGAATAAATATGAAGGTAATTACGCTTAGGCTTTGAAAGAAGCCTAGGCGTTAAAGCCTGCAACTTCTATTGCTGAAGAAACACAACAAGACCTTACATAGAAACGTCCTACAAAACCAAGACACCTAAATCCTGAACAACACAGACAGATGTCTAATATGCTCAGTATTATGAAGGACCTTTTTCCTGAGATGTCAGTTGAATTTGTAGATTACATTGAAGGTGGGTATGCTGGCGAAGCTGACCTCAATGCTATGAAGATACTGATTGACGCTGCTAAAGCTGGTATAGACACAATTCCTCATGAATACGCTCATTATTATGTTGATATGTTTGAGTCTTCTCAAATCGTCCAAGATGGTATTGCTGAATTTGGTAGTAAAGAAGCCTTAGTACAAGCTATCGGTGTAAAAGCAGCTGAATTAGACGGTAAAGCCCGTACTTGGTGGCAACGCTTCAAAGACTTCATTAGAGGCCTTTTAAAGGGTAAAGAGTACCTTAGAGAGTAGATTGTAGCTGAGCTTACAGATAGTTTCTTAAATCGCAGGGAAATAGCTCCTATGAGCGATGTAGAGGGTGTATACCATCAAGAAGTACCAGGGATCGAAGAAGCTAATAATATTTTATCAAGAATTGCTAACAGTGTAACATTCGATCCTGCTAATCACCAATATCGTGATAAAGCTAGTGGTAAAGTACTTACTTCTGTAACACAATACAAAGGTAAAATGAACTACGACACCTATAACGCAGCTATTGAGGATTCATTGCAAGCAGACATATCAGATGAGGCTCGTAGTAATGGTACCACAATACACGCGATTTTAGAGGGTTTACTGAAAGGAAATCTTAAACCGGATAACTTCAAAGGTAGAGTATCGAAAGACGCTATATTGGGCTTAAAAAAGCTTGTAGACCGTATTTTACAGGACTATGAGTTTGTGGCATCAGAAGCAGTATTAGCTGATGCTGAACACGACATTGCAGGTACCGCTGACTTGGTGCTACGCAATCGTAAAACAGGTAAGTATACGCTGATGGACTTCAAAACCAAACTCATTGAGTACAATGGTATGAAGAACGCACAGGGTGTTAATGTAAACAAGAAAGGTAAGAAATTAAACGGCTTCTTGTGGTCAACAAGTAAGAAGTTTAAGTTGAAATCTGAACGTGACGGTTATGACTTCCAGCTTTCAGCCTATAAACACATGCTTAACGCTTATGGTATACCTACAGAGGATACTGGAATTATTCCTATTGTTTACGGTGTTAAGAGTGGCACTATTGTATATGCTGGGCTTAGCAAGATTTTTGGTAGAAACGAAGAAGATAATAATAATCTTAAGAATGATGGCTTCTACAAAGTGAATCAAACGCAACAGACCAAATTCGATGTTGAATATAGCTTGTTTAAAAACAAAAAAGCGCTCGGTGAAGATACCGAACGCGTTGGCGCTATGATTAAAGACCTTGGGGATGTAATCAAGATTATTCAAGGTAAACTGGACATACAGCACAAAGTGCTACAGCTGAAGCACCGTTATCAGACACAGGCTAGAGATGCTGCTGACTTACTTGAGAAAATTCAAAATATGAATGAACTTGACGCATTGTTGCAGTTTGTAAATTATGCAGCTGATCACCTGGGTAAGCTTAATAAGTAGATAAACGAACTGAATAAGTTAGGTTCTGATGCTAATTGGAAGCTCGATGTACTACAGAGCTATAAGGAAATTGCGTCATCTTATAACATGCTTGATAAGATTACAGGTCTTGTTCACAGATATGAAGACTTATTTGGCCAAGAAAATGTAAATACACTTGTTATAGCATTAAATCAATTACGTGATGCGAAGGATAATATTCTGGATACTTATGACAAGCGCGGTTCTGAACTATATATTCAAGCAATAATGCCTTATGTTGGTGTAGTTAGAAA